TCGCCGCCGGATGGTCGCCGTAATGGGTGACGCTCCGGGCAGTCCAGCATACGAACAGGCCAAGCAAGACGCGGAGAAGCGGGCACGCGGACCACAACGTCGTCGGGGTTTCAACGAAGACATGGCGGTGGATCGCGGCCAGATGCAGCGCGACAGGGCGGCTGCCGCAGAAGCCGCACGGGAGCAGTCCATTCGCGACGAGAACGCTCGCGTAAACGCCGCCCATCAAGAGACGTTGGCGTCTGGCATCCTGCCGGGCGAGGAGCAGGTCACTTCGCAGGACACGTTCGGCACCCTGTCCCAAGAGGAACAGAAGGCTCTGCGTGGCAAGTACGCCACTGGCGGTCACAGCGGCACGATGACGTTCGAGGATTGGCTGTCCGAGAACTATGCGGAACTTCCCCCTGAGGAGCGTGCCGCTCAGATGCGGTCGCAGGGCGCTGCCGTTCCGGCGCAGCAAATCGGACGCAACCCGAGCCTCCAGCCCGGCCAGAACAGCGACCTTGCCAAGAGGCGTCAGGCTGCTGGAAAGGCTTTGCCGGAAGGTCGCGAGGAAAGCCAGTACGACCCCCGTCAGGCAGAGAGGATGCGGCGTAACCAGTACGCGCCCGACATTCCAATGACGCAGTTTGGTGGCACGTACACGCTTGCTCCGGGTGCGAGCGTTGGCGGTCTTGGCGGGTACGCACGCGCCCCAGACCCTGCCCTCTACGACCGCGATCCAGAAACCCCAGACCTTGTTCAGCGCACTATCGAAGCACACGGCGAAGACTCTCCGTCTGCCCTTATTGCTCGCGCCCAAGCCTTCGGGATTGACGTTGCGCAGTATGGCGATGACATGGACATGCTGCGCGGTGACGTTGAACGTATGCAGCAGGAGCATGACAGTCGCTTTGCAAGCAGCGACGTTGTGAAGAATCCTGCTGGTGGGTATCGCTATAAGTTCAATCCCGCCAAGTCGGAGGCTCGCATGCGAGAGCAAGACCTCGCAATGTCTCCGATGCGAAAGAGGCAGTTTGCAAACGATATTGCCAGACGACACGCCGGACTGATGACTGAGGAAGAACTCGCCACGCTGGCAACGCTGGAGACGACGCCAGACGGATTTGCGCAAATGCGGGCATTGAACCAAGCCCTCAACCGCCGTTCGTCCGTGCAGCGTGAGCGCAACGTCCGCAACAACTGGGCAAACCGCAACATGACCATCGCGGCGAACAACCCGCGAGTGGCTCAGGGGCTGTACATGCGAAGCCTGCAAGAAGCGGCACGCAGCGGCGATCCAATGCAGGTCGCCGCTGTTCACTCCTCCTTCGGCAACGACCGCGCAGCCCGCGATTACATCTCGCTTGCTGGGCAGCAGCAGGAGGCGGCGGCTGCGATGGTGGCGGCGGAAGCGGCGGCACGACAGGATACACCTGAGGCGCCAAAGTCGTACGCCGAACAGTTCCACTCAGAAGTGACCAGCGCTCTATCTATTGCGGACCCAGTGCAGAGAAAGACTGCAATCGTGGGCATCTTGACCAAGATGGGCACCGTGCCTCCAGAACAGGTGGACAAGCGGGCCGACGAGATCATTGCTTCGTCCGGCGGCGGGCCTATCACGCAGCAGCAGACCCGAACGTGGTTGCAGTGGATTTTTGGTGGCGGTCAGCAGCCACCCCAGCAGCAGGCCGCAATGCCAACTCCGGCCACTCCCCAGCCCGCACAGCCGCAGTCGCAAAACCCGGCAGGGCCACCTGCATCCGGAAGAGGCGCCGCACTGGACAACTTCATGAACTCACTGCCGATGTTCCGCCTGCCGACCGCATCTCCGCAGTCGCATCCGTACAACCGCACGCCAGTACGATAGGCCATGAGCAATGGACTTGTTCGAGCAAGAGCGGCGGCTACGGAAGCGGCCTCCCGGCTACCTTCCGCTATTTGACGACGCGACCCTGTTTGACGAGCCGGTCGAGCAGGATAGCGTTACGCCGTATGAGCGTGACTCCGTTCTGCGGCAGGCTGGTGAACTGGCTGGTGGCACCGTTGCCCGTGTAGCGGACACGCTGTCTGCACCCGGCGACTACCTGCGTGGCGTGCTGGCTGGGAAGCCCGGCGAGCGGGTTGGCGGCAGGGACTTGCTCAAGTCGTACGGCATCGTCCCGCAGGAGGACAACTGGGGATCGTTCGTGGCGGGCCTCGCCACCGACGTTGTGACCGACCCCCTCAGTTTCATCTCTGGTCCGGCGAAGGCGTACACCTCCGCAGGGCACGCAGCAAAGGCCGCTGGTCTGCTCGACAACGCAGCCACCGTTGCCACTAAGAAAGCCATCGCCAGCGGGGACGTTGCTGCTGGCAACATTCCCGGCGTTGCGAAACGCACGCTGGAGGCGTTGCGGAAGGGTGACAACCGCACACTCAGCACGTTCGACCCGGCCGTCACCGGTCGCCCGCTGTATGGTGCGAGAACCGCCCAGCGCAACGTCACGCTCGATGACCTCATCCAGTACGCCGACGATCCGCAGGCCGCAGAGGAAGCCGCCCGCCGCTTTCTGGGCGACCGGTTTGACGAGGTGCGTGGCGACACGCTGTCCAAGTCGTTCGGGATCGGCCTGCCGCTGGGTGACGCACAGTACAGTTTCGACCTGCTTGGCAAGGACTTTGGTGACACGTACGCCGATGTCCTTGACACTGCTGGTCAAGCGATGCGGTGGTCGCTGCCGGGCCGCTACGCCAGCGCCGCCTTCAACAACAAGGTTGCGGGTGCGGTGGACGCTGAGGAGCAACTCACCAACATCGCCAACTTCGAGGCCCGCCGGAAAGCCGGGTCTGTCGCCAAGAGCGCCGACGCATTCAACCGCACCAAGCTCTACGAGACGACGCCGGACGCCTTCACAGAAGAAGGCAACCGGGTCATGGGTCGGCTTATCGAGACGCCGCAGGGCCAATGGACTCCTGAGGATGCCGCATGGCTTGCTTCCCGTCCGGGTGCGGAGAACTACATCGCTGGCTGGAAGAACATTCGCGAGGAAGCCCTTGAGCGATCCCGCCGCGCTGGCCTGTCCGACGCCGAAGCCGTAGACAAGTTCGGGATGGAGTACCTGCCACGCAAGGCAGAGGCCGCACTCGACATGCAGGCCAAACGGGACAAGAAGTTGGGCGATGTGCTGTCGGCATTCACGGGCGACATGCTTCGCCGCACGGAAGCCTTTCAGTTGCCGGGTGGCCGCAACACCATCATGGAACTGTCGCAAGACCCCGTGCTAGCCGGTGCCAAGCGAACTGCCGCCAATGACGAGGAGGCGGCGCAGCACATCATCAGCAAACTGTCGCCCATGATTCAGCCGGGCCAGCCGTCCATCACTCGGAAGCAGGCGCTCAAGGTCGCACGCACTCTCAACGAACTCCCTGACGATGTAGTCAAGAGTTCGCCGCTGTTCGGACAGCACCCCGTCGAGAGCATCGGCTCGTACCTGACTGGACGGGCGGAAGCCGAAGCGACCATGAACACGCTGTACGACTCGCTTGCGACGTTTGCCGCTCGTCAGCCGTACACAGAAGGAAGCCGCCACATCTCCATGAAGGAGGCTCTCCGACGAATCGGGGCACGCTCGCAGGAAGACATTGCGGAGGGGGGTGCCCAGCAGATTCGTGATCGCCTCGCCAAACTCTACGGCGGCAATCCGTACAAGATTGAACTGTCTGAGGTGTCCGTTCCAGAAGAGGCCGTCAACAGGCTTGTGAGGGCGAGGGATGTCTACTCGACCGGCGAGGCGGCGAGCGGGCTGATGAAGGCTCTCGACCACTACACGCAGGCGTGGCGTGGTGGCATCCTGCTGTGGCCTTCTCGTGCGATCCGCGACCTCTACTCAGGAGCGGTGAGCAACTGGCTGGCCGGAGCGTTTGAGCCGCAGGCCGTGAGCGCAGCCCGTGCCTTAATGAGCGAAGGTCCGCAAAGCGCCACGTTCCAGCAGTGGCTTCGCTCGCAGTCGAAGTACGCTGGCGACGACGGCGTTGCTCAGTTCATGGCAGACCTTGCGGGCACTGACCTTATTCAAGGGCCGACCGGATTCGAGATCGGGGCCAGCACCATCGGCAAGCGGGCACTCGATCCCGTCATCGGGGCACAGCCGGTCAACGCTTCGTCCATCCTGAGCGAACTGGCCCCGCAGGCAGGCCGCACATGGAGCCAGTTCGGCCAAGACTTCAAGACATGGCGGTCGCAACTCAAGCCGCTTGCGGAAACGAAGAACCCGCTCATGCGGGCCAGCGAGAAACTCAACAACCTGACGGACGGCATCAACCGCATCAGCGGGTTCATGTCACTGGTTGGGCAAGGCTACGATCCGCAGGCGGCGGCAGCGATGCTCAAGCGGGTACACGCCGACATGAGCAGCCTTAGCGACTTCGAGCGCATCGTGATGAAGCGGATGTTTCCCTGGTACACCTACCAGTCAAGAATTTTTCGTGAGGTTCTCCAGCAACTTGTCGAGCGACCGGGCGGTCGGTACGGCCAACTCTTGCAGGCGTCAGAGAACGCACAGGAAGAGAACTCCGATCAGTACATCCCGTCTGCCCTGCGGTCGCAGTTGGCAATGCCGCTGCCCGAGATGCTTGGAGGCAGGCCCGCTCCCGGCACGCAGCGTTACCTCACCGACATCGACCTTCCGGGCTTCGACCAGATCAACATGCTGGAGACGCCGGGCACGCTGGCCGGTACGGCAAAGGGCACGGCACGACAGATCGCCCTGCAAATGCACCCGTTCGCCAACTTGGGCGCACAGGTTCTCACCGGACAAGACCTATTCACCAACCGGCCGCTTGGCGAATCCACCTCGACGCTTGACGCCATCGCTCGCAACGTGACTGGCGACCGATCAGTTGATGTGCCGTTCCTGCTGGAGAAGACCGTCGAGTCGCTTCCATTCACGCAGCGTCCGCTGTACATGGCACGGTCGCTCACCGACCTGCGTGGAGAAGCGCCGCTGTCCTCCCGTGTCGCCAAGACGGCAGTGAACGCCCTGACCGGAACCAAGTTCCGCGATGTCTCGCAAGAGGAGGCGCTGTCGGACGCCGTGCGTGAGATCGAGAACTCCATCGACCCGTACACCAGAGAGTTCAAGCAAATCTATATCCCGAAGGACATGGAGCCTGAGGTGCCCCAGTGGGCGCTCCAGCGGCAGGCGGTGGCTCGTGCTCTGGGCCGGGAACGCCGCGAACTCCGCAAGCCACGCAACGAGCGCGACAAGCGGAAGAAGAAGCGGAAGTCGGATACGGCCGTCCCGTCACTGTTCGACTAGGCGGGGTGGCTGCGGGCAGTGCCGCTGAATCTGACCCCAGTCGATGTAGTTACGCTCTGCGAGCCCATCGGTCTTGTGCCCGAGAAAGACCTTTGCCGCCCCTTTCCTCTTCTTCTCTACGTGGGTGGCGGCACTGCGCCTCAGCCACTTGCTGCTGCCGCTCAGGCCGCACTCCGTGAGCAGTTTCTTCATGAGCCGCATGGCCCACCGCTTGTTGCAGGCCCACCCCAGCACCCTGCCGTCCGGGCTGCGGGCCAGCATGGCGTGAACAGCGGCCATCGTCTCAGGCGGCAGAACCTTATTTATGGGGTTCTTCGTCTTGTTCTGTGCCCAGTACAGGCGATCCCCGTCGAAGTGCTCCCGTCGCAACTTCATCAAGTCGCTGTATCTTGCCCCAGTTGCGTAACCCAAACGCAGCCAGCACTCCATGAACTCGCCTTTGTCTGCCCCGCAGCGGAAGCGCTTGCCCCGCCACGAGCGGCTCCACTTGACAGCCGTACAGCACTGTTCTACAGTCCATGCCCGAGTCGGCTGGCGCACTGCCTTGATCTTTGCAATGCCTCGCGGGTACTCGTCAATGAGTCGTTCGTCGTACGCCCACCGCAGCAGAATCAAGATCATGTTCCGGTCGTTCTTCGCAGTCACCGACGAGCGCGTCTCCAAGCGGTGCCTGAGGTACTGGTTGACGCTTGTAAACCGTTGACAGTTTTCAGCGGTACGCAATAGAGTTTGCTCGTATTCGCGGTCAAGGATTCGGGACTCGACGTAGCGAGTCGCGATGGCACGGAGGTCGGCAGTCATGGTTGTTGAGCAGGCCGCCAAAGAACGTCACCCAAAGACGGGGCAGGATTCTGCCAGCGAGTGGAGGGTGGTCAACCCCCCTGCACAACCGGAACGCACCGTTGGTCACGATGTCGCTACGGCCGCTACACCCGATACCGTTGACCCCCAGATTGTGATTCTAGGGGTCGCGGGTTCGAGTCCCGTTAGCCACCCTTCCGCTTCTCCAATCGGTTCCTTTTCCGCCTGTGTTGCGGATGTGCGTCGTGGAGAGAGCAACGACGCCTATCACGGGGACGACGATCACAGGAACGCTAGTCGAGGCAAGGTCTTCCTCGACTCGATTGCGCTCTATCACGGCCGCTACGTCGCCCGCACGATCCCGCAGCCGAGCAGCGATGCCCTTGAGCACGGCACGCTCCTCCACTCGTGGTTCGAGCAGGGCGATGCCTTCCTTGACACGCTCGCGGTCCCTCCGGAATCAACACTAACTCCGACCGGACAGATTGGCAAAGACGCCAAGAAGTGGGCCGAAAGCGAGCACGGCCCGAACGCGACAGTTGTGTCGCCAAAACTTGCCGCCCAACTGCGGTACGAGGCGGAGGCCATCAAGCGGCACCCCGCTGCCCGCGAGTTGATGGATCGGATCGTTGAGCGTGAGTTGTCCGCCCGATGGACAACCGCCGACGGCGACCGGCTCCGCTGCCGCTTCGACGCCGTGACGAGCGACGGCCTCGTCCTCGACCTCAAGACCACTCGCGAGGCAGACATCCTCGCGAACTTCTGGAAGTCCGTCATCGACTTCCGCTATGGATTTTCCGAAGCGTGGTATCGCGCCGGAATGGTGGCGTGCGGAATGGAGTCCGCGCCCATCCGGTACATCGTCGTCTCCACCAGCCTGCCGCACGACGTTCAAGTCGTGACGCTGCCTGAGGCTGTTGTTGAGCAGGGCCGTCTCCAGATGGAGAAGGCGTTAGCAGACCTTCGATTGCGTGAGAGCCTCGACTGGTGGTTGCCGGACCAGCATGGCGAGGTCGTTGAACTTCCGTTTCCGGCTCATGTTCTGGGGAGAATCTGATGGTTGCCAATTCATCTATCTGGCAGGAGCGGAGCGAACACATAGACGAACTCTACGCCGCTATGGCGAAGGCGTTCGGTGAACTTCGCAACGCCCCTCGCACCTGCTTTTCCAACTGGGCCAAGAAGGACCGCAAGACTGGCGAGTTGCTGCCCGACTACGCCGACCTCGCCACCGTGTTCGACACAGTGCGTTCTGTGTACGGCAAGAACGGTCTGTCGATCCGCCAGACGTTCCACCCGTTCAAGGACGACGGCACGATCTATCTCGTGACGACCGTCGGCCACTCCAGCGGCCAGTTCGAGCGGTCGTACCTGCCAATGAAGGGCAACATTCCTCCGCAGGAGTTGTCCAAGACGGCGACCTATCTCAAGCGTGTCGCCCTGTGTGCGGCCGTTGGGATCGCAGCCGACGACGACGACGACGGCGAGACAGCCAATCGCTCGACTGCCGTCGCTGTAGCGAACGACGAGCAGCGGATCGAGCGTGCCCTCGCTGACAAGATTCGTGCGGCGAAGGATGCGGCCGGTCGCAAGGCAGAGATCGAGCGGGCCAAGAAGGGAGTGGCGGAGGGGATGCTGCCAACGTCGGCAGTGGATCGCCTCCAGTTGATCGCCGCCGACCTCGACGCGAAGGACGCCGACAAGGCCGCAACGAAAACCAAGCGTGAGCCAGTGCCAGCCTGACACACACCACCAACCTCTGAGGAACCGGCACAAGGCAGGTTTGCGTGTCTCCTCAGCGTAGCGCCGGACTGCGTGCAAACCATCCGGCATTTTTACCTATGAACGAAAAACTCATTGCATACGCACGGCTCGTGGCGATTGCCGCCAGCCAGAACCAGTTGTCCGACGAAGTGGCGCAGGTGTTCTGCAAGGACGCCGTGCCGCAACTGCTTGCCGAGATCGAGGTGTTGACACGGGTCAACGCCAAGTTCGACGCCCTGCTTACTCCGCCCAAGCAGGAGGCACCCTGCGAGGCCACGATTTGCAGCAATCGGTGGAAGGCTCCGGAGGAGCCGAAGGCTGCGAAGAAGCCACGCAAGCCCCGCAAGAAGAAGGCGAGGGCCAAGTGACCAACGACTGTCCAGAGTGCGTCGGTGCCCGCGAGGTATCCCGTCAGGCGGAGCGTGCCCTTCGGCGGCAGTTCCTCCGGGAGTACCAGACGAAGGCTGTCGAGGCCGTGTGCCGTGCTGCCCGCAATGGCGAGCGACGGATCACTGTCTGCCAGCCGGTCGGCACCGGCAAGACGGAGGTGCAGGCGGAACTTTGCCGGATTGCAAAGTACCCGCTGAACATCGTGCCGCTCCTCGACCTCATGCGGCAGAACCGTGACCGCATGGAACTGCGGCTGGGAGAGAAGTGCGACATCGAGCAGGGGCCGAACTTTGCTGAGAGCATCGACGGCCTGCGTCGGCGGGTCATCGTCGGCAGCCGCGACAGCCTGCTCTCGAACAACCGCTACAAGGCACGGGCCTATGACCGGGTGAGCATCGTCCTCGTGGACGAGTGCCACTACAAGATGACGGCCCAGATGGAGCAGATGCTCTGCCACTTCGAGGAGCGTGGTGCGACCATCGTGGGTTTCTCCGCCACGCCCTACAAGGGCAAGGGCAAGGGGCTGCGGTTCTTCCCCCGCCCGCAGTTCGTGTACACGCTGCGGGAGGCACTCAACGACGCTTGGCTGGTGCCGCCGAAGTGTTTCGCCAGCGAGAGCAAGGCGTTCGACCTGACGCTCGTGGACGAAGTGGCTGGAGAGTGGGACAGGAAGCAACTCTCCGACATCCTCAGTGCCGAGCACTGTGCTCAGGAAGTCACCTCGCTCGTCCTCTCGACGTTCAAGCAGGAGCCGTCTGTCGTGTACGCCCACTGCGTGCGGCAGGCGAAGTTGCTGGTCGAGGTGTTCGAGCGGTACGGCGTGCGTGTCAGTATCGTGTACGCCAAGCAGCGGCCCGACGTTCGCAAGGCGAACATGGACGCCTTCCTGTCTGGCGAGACGAAGATCATCGTCAACGTCGGCATCTTGGGCATGGGCTGGGACTTCCCTGACCTCCGCAACATCTACTCGGCAGCGCCGACCAAGAGCCTCTCGAAACTGGAGCAACGCATCGGCCGTGTGTTGCGTCCGCTCACTGGCACGCTCCACCCGGAGATGACGCACGATGAGCGGCGACGGGCCATCCTCGAAAGCGGCAAGCCACATGGCAACTACTACGACATCACGGGCAACATCCGCAACCAGCAACTCCTTAGCGTGTTCGACATCCTCGACGCGAAACTCCGCAAGTCGCCTACCCGCAGGGAGCGGCTGGCATCGACGCTCACGATGGAGGGCATCGACCCGCTGGATGCGATCCGTGAGGCGGACGCCGCCGACCTTGCCGAACTGGAGCGTCAGGCACAGGAGTTGATGGAGAAGCGCAAGTCGCTGCTCATCGGCGTGACGTTCGACCACGACTCCCGCGATCCGTTCGCCAAGCCTGAGGGCAAGAAGCAGCGTGGCTGGCGGATGATGTACGGCAAGTACAGGGGGCAGCCGCTCACCTCGATTCCTGAGGGCTACCTGTCGTGGGTCATGAGCAGCCAGAAGAAGGAATCGCCGTTCAAGTCGGCTGTCCGGAAGGAACTGGATCGCCGCAAGAAGGAGCAGCCGCCGTCCTAACAGGAGGGTGCATGGAGGCATCAGATGGCAGGGTCACTTGCGAAATCGGGATTGCGATGGCTGTGGAAAGCCTCCTGCGGGCAGGCTTCTCGGTGGCCGTTCCGCTCGTGGACGACGGGTACGACCTCATCGCGTTCGCCAATCGCCGCTACTGGCGGCTCCAAGTCAAGGCTTCGTCCGCTCGTGGGAAAAACGGTTCCCGCATCCGCATCGTTCGCGGAAGGCGAAAGGTGGAGCGGTACTGCTCGAAGCACGTGGACGCATTCATCTGCGTCAACACCCGAACAAGAGTCGTCATGTGTGTGCCTGTTGCCAGCACTGCTGCTCGTGCGTGGGTCAACTGGTCAGACGCTCATCGTTGGAGTGACTTCGGTGTCCTCCATCGCATCAAGACACAGCGCTGTTGATGTTCTCGTACAGGCCAGCGCTCAAGAAATGAAAACTGTCGAGCATAAAGAAAGCCTGCCTACGCAGGAGCGGCCAGTCCGCGCAAGTCGGCAAACCTACGAACGAAGTCCAGCCAGCCAACCGTCGGCTCTGGCAAGTTGAAGCACTGCACCACTAAGTCGTAGTTAGGCAATGGTCCCTGTGGCGTGAGGAGGTAGCACCTTCTCACTAAGGACGGGCTCTAGACACGAGGAGTCGCATGTCGCACGAATTGCCGATTTCGTTCGGGAAATACAAGGGCACGCCAATATCGGCGGTGCCTGTGGACTACCTCGTGTGGGTGCTGGACTCGTTCCGCAACCCGCCAATTGCTGTCGTGGCTGAACTGGAGCGTCGTGGCAGTGAGATGTCCGGCGGCGCAGCGTTTCTTGCGCAGGCGGCGTTAGGGAAGTGGAAGCACAAAAAGGCAGCGAAGGGTAGCCGGTCACGGAAGGCCAGAGTGAGGCGTGAGCATCGTCTTGCATGCAGCCGCGACGTTCAGCGGCAGATAGCGGGCGAGAAAACGCGCGCTCTTGGGAGAGGTGTCCGCATTACGGGCAGTGATTTTGAAGAGAAGCGTGATGAGTGGGAGCGTGACGGCGGCGACCCTTCGGCATGTCCGTTTGGCGATAGCGACGACGTTGCGGCGATGCAGCACTTGCGATCCATAGCGAGCGGTGGGTGAAGGAATGGCAAAAGACCTCGTACTCCTCAAGTTCTCTGGTGACAACGGCGTGAAGTTGGCTGCGCTCTGCCGCCCGAAGGAGGGCATGGGCGTCCTCAAGTCGGTGATTGGGACAGGCAAGGACGCTGACGAGTGGGTGCAGCAGCCGGAGTCCTCGATGGTGGCAATCGCAACGGAGGGGCTGGTGACGATCACGGATTCGGAAGACCTAACGATGCTGTCGTGGTGGCTGGCGATGGCTGCCACGTGGCTCAAGACACACGGAGGGTGAGATGTCTTTCACACAAGGAGCGGTACTCATGGCAGGGTTCATCGGACAGGCGTTGTCGGCATTCCTCAAGGAGAACGACGACATCGTGACGCATGCGAAGACGCTGGCTGGGCACGCAGCCTGCCGCATTCACCGCGTCGAGGAGGCCACCGACCTCATGACCGGCGAGAAGGTCGTGCGGTGGCAGATCGAGTTCAAGAGCGTCGAGGACGCCACTGCCTTCGACGGTGCTGTTCGCGGCCTTGTGCAGCGCATCGTGGAGGAGGAATGAATGAGCGTGAAGAACTATCGCGTTTCGCAGAGGAGTACCCGTTCTGTGCGGTGTGCTGGAGCCGCACGGAGGGGGTGCATATCCACCACTTGCAAGGCGGGGCAGGGCGGAAGCACGACAGGCGGAACCTGCTGCGGCTCTGCCACTGGTGCCACGACGGGTTGCACTTCGGCGGCAAGGACAACCTCACCAAAGGGATGTGCCTCACTGCCAAGCGAGAAACAGACGATGCCAACTACGACCCGGCGTTTCTGGCCTCTCTGCGTCACAAGGTGCATCTCGGCTATGGCCCGGAGCGTTACCCGTTTCGTGTGTTCATGTGGCGACGGAAGCACGGAATCCCACAGGAGTTAGTCCGCATGGCGATCAACAGCAGGCAGAAGGGGAAGAAGGGCGAATTGGAAGCGGCAGCCGAATGGAACCGGCTCGTGCCCAACGCTCACGCACGCCGCTCGCAGCAGTACAGCGGCACCGACTCGTCGTCGGACCTCGTGAGTCCCGGCACTCCGCACCTCTGGCTGGAGGTGAAGCGGGTTCAGGCACTCAACCTGACTGCTGTCATGGAGAAGTCGAGAGAGCAGTGCGGGGAACTGTGCCCCGTCGTGCTGCACAGGAAGAACGACAGTGAGTGGCTAGTGACATTCCCACTCGAAGAAATCAAGCGATTCGTGCAGCAAGTATCGGGAGCCATGTGATGCACGCGGAGTTTCTGCCGCACGACGACGAGGACGAAGAGGACATCGGAAGTCCGATCCCGGACGACGACGGATGGGTGCGTCTACAGAAGGAGCAGGGCGATGCAGGTGAATCTGGAGTGGTTCGAGGTAAGTCGGGCAGCGCTCGTGGGCGTAAGCCGAAACGTCGAAGCACTAAGAAAAGGTCTGCAAAACTCAAGGCCAACAAACGAAAACGAGTGGCACATCCACATTCTCGGCGCGCTCGGTGAGTGTGCGTTCGCGAAGGCAACCGGCCGCTACTGGTCGGGGAGTGTCAACACGTTCAAGTCTGGTGGTGACATCGGGAAGAACATCCAAGTTCGCACCCGGTCGAAGCACTGCTACGACCTCATCGTTCGTGAGGGCGACAAGGACGGCGATGTGTTCGTGCTCGTCACCGGAGGGCCGCATGAGTACGAGATTCGTGGGTGGATGAGTGCGGAGGAAGCGAAGCAGGATCGGTACAGGGCGAACTACGGGCAGTACGGCGAGGCGTTCTTCGTGCCAGCCAAAGACCTGCACCCAATCGACCCATTCATTTGCGAGGAGGCACGATGAACGCGACCACCATGCAGACGTTCACCGGAAAACTGGTGGACTTGGCGAACTTCACGGTCGAGGACGTTCGCCTGCCGGACATAGCCCACGCGCTATCGTGCATCAACCGTTACACGGGGCACACGATCACGCCGTATTCGGTGGCCCAGCACAGCGTCATGGTCAGCAAACTGTGCGAACCACAGGACGAGTTGTGGGGGCTGCTCCATGACGCCAGCGAGGCGTATCTCGGAGACGTTGCCCGCCCGCTCAAGGCGCTCCTCCCGGACTACGTGGACTTGGAGCATCACGTACAGCAGACCATCGGCAAGCACTTCGGCTTGTCGTGGCCCATGCCGCACTCTGTGAAGGTGGCCGACAACCGGGCGCTGATCGCAGAGAAGCGGGCGCTCATGTCGGTCGAGCACGACTGGGGCATCGAGGCCGATCCGGTCATGGTGCCCATCAACCCGTATTGCTGGCAGCAAGCAAGGCAGATGTTTGAAAACCGTTTCAAGGAGATCGTCAAGTGAAGGCTACTGAGGGATCGTCGGTGAAGTATGGGTCCGGTGCGGTGCGGTCGAGCGATGCGGAGGGTACGAGGTACGACCTCATCTCTCCCATCGGGCTGGCTGCGGTGGCGGCTGCGTGTGCAGAGGGCGCATCCAAATACGGAGACTTCAACTGGGAGAAGGGAATGCCCGCCACCGACCTCATCAACCATGCCCTGAGGCACATCTACCTGTTCCTGTCTGGGAACAGAGACGAAGACCATCTTGGACATGCAGCGTGGAATGTCATCGGGGCAATCCACTCCCTCGAAGTCTGGCCCGAACTCAACGAGGGAACTCTCCGCAGCGGGTATTGCGAGGCACCGAGACACTGAATGATCGCAGTCGCCGTAAAGGAATACGACGACCAGAACATCATCGAGGAATGCGAAACCGGCTGGAGACGGTTCTGCATTGAGGTTCTTGTCAGGACGCACTACTACGTCTGCCGTCTGGCGGACAACCACCGCAGGCGTGGCATGGCCCTGAGGTGGGCAGAGAGCCGGAAGGCTGCGGAAGACCTCCGCCGTCAGGTGGCTGCGTATCGGTGGGTGGTGGAGGGCACTGGTGGCGAGTTCACCTTCGCCCAGACATGCGAGGATTTGGGCCTCGACCCCCTTCTTGTACGGCGAAAACTGCTGTCACAGGCCCGGTTCCGGCCGGACATAAATCTCCTAGTGGGATGGGTTTCCCGCCACATGGAGGAGACAGATGGTCACAACCGTAGGCGACAAGATTCGGCAACTCGTGGAGTGGGCACCAGCGTTGTCGCTCGTGTCGGCCATCTCCGCAGCAACCACTGCAAAAGAGCAGGCCGAAGGGGTTCTCAATCTCATGCAGTTTGTCTCAGCCAAGACGGCGACCCCCGTAGACGATGACCTGCTGGAGAGGTTCGAGGCTGTGCTCCTCAGTCCTCAGGGGCAGGAGTTGTTCGACTACGTGGTGAAGTTGGTGACGGCTGTGGCGGAGACGGAGATCGAGGTATGACGACGACGGTCGCCATCGTGGCTGGGCTGGCTGCGGCCGGTGCCGCCGTGTGGCCGTACCTGCCTGCGTTCCGCCAGAGTCCCCCGCTCTCGCCGTCCTGCCGGGCGGCGTGGGTCAATCGCCTGTTCCTGCTGGTCGGTGCCGCCGATGAGGCGGGCGAGGGGCAGGTGGCATCCAATGCCCGTGCCCTCATCTCGTCGCTTGTGGTGCCTCAGGAAGCCGCCAAGAAGGGGAAGTAGTCATGGGCTGGCTCCGGGCCGCTGTCATTGCGATTGGCGTTACGGTGGCTGCTGGGGCCGCTGGCGTGGGGGCGTTGCAGAACATCCTCAAGCCGGTGGACAAGCCGCTCGTCGTGCCGTCGGCCATCCTCGCTGGCGTCAGCGCCGCCGACGCCCGGATGCTCCGGGACTTCTACGCTGCGATGGCTGACATCGTGGTGCGCGATGGCACGGCACCGGCCCCTGTCGTGAAGACGGTGTTCGACCTGAGGAACCGCCACAAGGACGCACTCCAGATGGCGTTCGTGAATACGGCGATGGTCGGGAAGTATCCCGGTCTGGGCGACCGGCTCGACGCCTACCTGCTGGAGGCGGTCGGCAAGGTGGACGCCACGCTCACGCCGGAACTCCGGCAGGCTGCGTCGAAGGCATTTGCCGCAATCAAGTAGGGGTGGCATGAGCGAGATATTTGCCACTCCCCGAGAGATGATCGAGGCGTACGAGAACGGCCTCGTCGGATCGTACTGCGATCCCGCCGCCACCGAACGCCTGCTCGCATCCCTGCCGATGCCACTGTTTGGCAACACGCTGGCTGGCGCTGGCGAGGGGAAGTTGTCGCTTGGGTTCAAGGCTGTCGTGGCGTTCGAGGAAGCGACCGGCCGCAAGCCGTACGACGAAGTGCAGACAACGGGCGATTGTGTCAGCCATTGCGTACGTGGTGCCGCTGACACCGCACGGGCCAACGACCCTGACCTGCACACGACAGAGGACTGGATCGACCGCACGGCGACCGAGCCGCTCTACGGCGCTCGTGGGCATGGAGGCGAAGGTGCCAGTTGCTCCGAGATCGTGGGCTGGGCACACAAGACCGGCGGGCTGATGCTCCGGAAGCAGTACCCGGAACTGAACCTCGACCTCACGAAGTACGACGCCAGTGTCGGCATCCGCTGGGGTAGCAGGGGAGTCCCGGCCAACGTGACCTCCGCCGCAGCCAAGCACCGCATCGGCACCATCTCGCTGGTGAGCACATGGCAGCAGGCCCGTGACTGCATCGCATCCGGATACGGGCTGGTGTGCTGCTCGTCAGTTGGCTTCAACTCGACCAGAGATTCAGAGGGCCGGTGTTTCCCGAAGGGCACGTGGCACCACGCGATGCAATGGCACGCAGTCGATGACACCCGCAAGGGAGACTGCCGGTTCTGCGTGCAGAACTCGTGGGGCTACACGTGGGTGTCAGGCCCGAAGGTTCACGGACAGCCTGAGGGTTCGTTCTGGATCACGCAGGAAGTGGCCCAGCGGATGATTTCCTATGGGGGAACGTATGCAGTATCGAACGTGGACGGTTTCCCGAAGCGGGAACTCAAGGACTGGGGCGCACGGGAGGTGTTGGGATGAATCTTTCCGTTGCTACTGTCGCCGTCTGGCTTGCCTTCTCCTCGCCGGTCGTTGGCCCCGCTCCTACGCCTACGCCCGCCAAGTGCTGCGGTGAGTGTGGTGGCACGGGCATGACATGGTCTGGTGACAAACTGCACCGATTCCCGTGCTCGTGCCCGGCCACCTGCCCGTGTGCGAAGAACCGGCCGAAGGTCACGCTCACCGGAACCATCTGCACCAGCGGGAGTTGCCATGTCCGCTAGTGGCCCGGAGGAACTCTGCGAGTACGTGCGGCAGGCTCTCCCGTTGCGGGCGAGGCTCGTAGGCAAGGAACGCCTCAACGACCTGACGCTCATCGCCATCACCGAGTGGCCCATCGAGCCGCTCATGTCCAGCCAGCGAGGGTCAGGGGCTGAGGAGAAGATTCTCGATGGGGTCGCGCAGAGCGTCAGCCGGGTGTATGAAACGGTACACGGATCGGAGAAGCGGTACGGGTTCTTCTGGACATTCGTGCTGTCCAGTGTCGTGTCCGCGATTGTCCAACTGGTGCTGCAATGGTGGCTATCCAGACCGTCGAACCGGGTGAAGATGGCGGCATGGCAGTACGGCATGAAAGGTGGATCGTGAGCAGCGTGGACGTATACGAGGCCGGGCTTCGCATGCTGGAGCGGTACGGGTTTGGGCTGGTGCTCGCCACCGCCATCCTGTGGTTCGTGCGCACAGACCTCGTGCTGCCGATGGTGGACGCCCACAAGTCGTTCCTCCGGGAGATGGCAGCGACCCAGCACGACATCGCCCGCTCCATCCAAGAGCAGACCAGACTTCTGTATGTGATCCGGGACGGCCGTGAGAAGATGTACACGACATCCGTGATCGACCCCGACGACACGCCGAAGAACTAACCGTACATCCCTACGATAGCGCACTCCGCAGGACCACGAAAATGGCAATG